ATGCAACAACGATCACCGTCAGTTACATATACCTTATCATTTTTACTGGTTGCGTGGGAAACTGCAACTACAAAATTACCAATATCGGTAATAGTATCAAGCTGAATTTTTACTCTCATTTTAAATCTCCTTCTTTATTCTCTGATATTTATGTCTATAATTCCAAACAAAATCTATTAGTTCATCAAATTTAAACTTAAGCTGATCATACACATCAAATTTTACATACTTACGACCAGTCTCTTTATCTGTCCAAGCCTGCTTAAGCATCTCCCTAGCGAAGACCGGCCAATTAAGAGTATCACCGTCAGTAATATCAATTCTACCGTCTTTAAAATCACCACACCAAGGCTCAAGATAAACTCGGTCATTTTCAATATACAGAATCATTTCGTACTCAGAACGCGACCAAAATTGGTGCATTAGGTCTCTATCAAGCAGCTCAACAAACTCTTCCTTAGTAGTACACTTTTTCTTAAGCTTCTTTATGTAATCTTCTCTTCTGGTCGACAAAACGTTATATACTCTCACATCATGAGCATTCCAATCATGTAGAAGCACATTCCAAACAAAGGGTGGCCTAGCTGTTTTCATTATCTTATCTCCTTAATATGACTGTATAAAGTATCTATAGAGCTTACCGACCTTACCCATTCCCCAAGGATGACAGGAATCTTTGCCTAAGTGTTTTTTAGCCCAGTCATAAGCTTTGGCAGCAGTAGGAAAGCCTGACTTTACAGGAATAAAAAGCTTTTCTGTATCCATAATTTTATACATCAGCGAATCTCCTTCCAACCATTAGCTTCAATAATAGCTCTCATATTTTGTACGCCGACTGGATTTGCAGAATGTAATCTAAAATTAATATGACTGCAATTAACTATCCCACGACGATGAAGACGTTCCAGCTCTTTCAATATAACAATATAATCTTCTTTGCCGCCTCTACGGAAATCACCAGCATCATGATCAAAGTCAATTAAATCGATCTCCGCAACATTTGCTCTAATAAATCGTAAAGCCTCATTTATATCCTTAAACCAAAGATAATCTCCAGGCGGAGCAGACCTTACGTCATCAATCCATAACTTGATAAGTTATCACTCCCTTACTAAAAATTCTTCTCCAAAAATATCCTCATACTCTATGGTTTTATCTTTCCAAAACGGTATCCGTACTAATGGTATTTTATTACGAATAGCATACTGGTTTTTTTCGAAATCACGCATCATCAAGGCCTCGGTATGCCAGCTAGACTTGCTATTAGTCGCATGTTGCTCTCCATCGAACTCAACTAAACGGGTAATAATCCCATTATTATGAATGGCAAAGTCAAATTTTCTGCGAGGTAAATCCTCAAAAATATATTCCATATAATAGTCAATTTTATTAAGATCTAAAATATTTTTTACTGCACTAGCGCCAAGAGATAGCGTCGTTCTGCTATGTCCGCAATTTTTAGATGCGCCATTAAGTAAATCAGCCATACGAACAGCTCTAATAATACCACAAGAACACCTACAAGCATAAAATTGATCATTATGTTTATTCGTAGTTTCCGATTTACCGACTACGGTCCACTCATTATACTGTTCACCTTCCTTTAAAATAACACCCATACAATAACAACTTCTACTCCGTCCGTTTATCAGAGCAGATTTATCAAGAACCCTAATATTTCCGCAAAGACATTGACAAACTAAAGTGCTGCGAGAACAGGATTTATACTTTTTTGGCTTTCCAACGTCAATAACAGTCCAATGACCGTATTTATGTCCTATGTATTTAGTTAAATCCACAACTTAATTAGTTCTCCTTATTTAAATAATTTTCTGCATAATATTTTGCTGCTATAGCAATAGCCACAGAGCTATTAGGATCCTTAATACAAGTTCTGATATGCTCCTCAAAAGGATGCTCTGCTCTCCAAGCTTCAGCAATACGCTGCTGTTCTTCGTTATATGCTTTCAGTTCTTTAGTAGCCTCTGCCCAAAGCTCTTCTTCATGTTCTCGTCGATAGTCCATAAGCTCTTCTGAATACTCCTGTTCCATGGGCCAGCAGACAGCATTAGCAAAAATAATGCCACCCACAAAAAGAATAGCACCGGTAGCTGTTCCAGCATAAAGCCAGTTACTAAAACAAGCGGCAAGAACACTGAAAGTAATCATAAAGACTAAGCCAACCAGACAGCCCCAGCCGATGCAGTGAAATCCAATACAACTCCACTTGTAGGATTGTTCACGAAGGTGTGTTTCGGGCTCAGTTCGCGGTCTACTACATTTTACCTTTTCAATAGAAAAATAATTCTTTCCAGGCTCAAAAGTCTCTTTGTCAAAATACATCTCCATAGTAACCATGATAAAATCCTCCATAAATAGTAAAAACTTCCTATATTATAATACAATATAGGAAGTTATATTTTTGCAATATTTTACAATTTTACTGAATTAATTGCCTGGAAAAGATCTATTACTCGCTGAAAATTAGACTTAAGTTCATATGCTTTCGTGGGCTCATCTACAGCTTCTTCTTTTTGTTTTTTATCTTGCTCAGCAAACATTTTTTCAGCCTCAAGTCCGAGCTCCGCGAGATAAACAACCCACTTAAGCCAGTCAGCCTTATTAGCATTCATCTTTCTGATACCGGCATTTTTACCACACTCTTCAAGATGAATAGCGTATCTGAGCTCGTTCTTAGCCTTTTCAAGTGCAGCTTCCGCAGCGTCAAGCATATCTTTATCCACCTTAATCATTAGTTGGGCTCCTTATCAAAGATATATTCCTTAAGGTCTCGCTCAAGAACGTGAAGCAGGGCTTTAATAGAAGCTACTTGCTCGGCGGGAAGGTCTGCTACAGGGCTATTTTCGTCATAGATAACTTCATGCAGGCCTTCAATTGCACCCTTAAGCTCTGGTTCAGTGGAATACTTTCTAAAACAAACGTATTCTCCTTCCATAAAAAGCTCAAGAGGATCATTTTCTTTAAGCCGCATAGTACGTCTTACTTCCTTAGGAATAACTACTCTTCCAAGGTCATCAATTCTTCTTACAATTCCGGTTGATTTCATAATTAATTCTCCTTAAAAAATTCCATGAGTTTCTTCAAGTCTTACTTCTTCAATGTGATAAATCGGAAGCGCCTTAAGCTTTTCCTGATAGCGAGCAATTCTCTCACCTCGACAGCCAATAAGCGGGCCAGGACGGTCAGTATAAACAGTAAGCACATTCTTTCTTAGACTGTAGAGCATAAGATGTGTTACTTTAGCATCGTCTTTCCACTCTCTTAGAACGTCGCGAACCATAGAATCATACATAATACATTCTTCCTCCATAATTGTTATATTATATTATACAATACAAATATTGCCGATTTCAATATTTTTAATAAAAAGAAGGCATATATTTCAATGCCTTCTCAGATAGCCTAAATTTCGCTTATATTGAGCTTTAATGTTTGCCTTTGCAGTTTTTCTTACTACCGCAGTTATGCTCGCCAGAGCAAGAATTACAGCCTTCTGTATCGCCACAACGGTCGCTATTACATTCACAAGCAGATTCCTTATGAATCTTAGCGTTATTACGACAACAATCTAAGATAGTATTCATAACTTCGCCATTTACTACATTGTCAGAACTATTATAAGCAGTAGTATACTTTGTGCCACTAAGTTCACTTGAAGCAGAAGTGGTTAAATGAGTATCTAACTGATTTACACAAGGTGTTCTATAATCTTCAATACTTGGTTGAACACAAGTAATCTTATTAAACTGATTCTTATTACACCAGGTACAAGGAGTATCTCCAATGTAAACGCCACCCTGTTCTAAATTGCTTCTCCAAACACAGCCAGCACAAGGATCAGTACTGTCTGAGGGCCACTGATAACCAATGCCTGTCTGAAGTGTCGGATTCTGTACCATAGTGGGATGTAGATAGTCTTTTCCGCAAGTAGGACAACTTACCTTGTTTCCAACAGCGCTGAGCTTAAGGTCTATAAGTTCATAGGTAAATTCACAACCGCAGCGGTCACAAAAACCATGAAAAATGGTCTGTCCAGGTTTAGTAATTTTAATTGCCATTATTTATCTCCTTATTATTTTCATTTTTAGGAATTTCGCGTTTAAATTCATATGTAGGTATACAATCTAATATGAGTATCAAGAATAGAAGCCACAAACAGTGAAGACTTCCAGTAAGTACTACCATAAAATATACAAAAGCAAGAATAGCTACAAGGCCAAGAAATCTACAAACTATTGAGGCTATAATACAAGCGGTCCAATTTTTCATTTTTAAACCTCCGTTATCTTAACAAGTTCTTTAGCATTTAAAATTCTAACTGCGTACAAGCCACATTGAGTTGCTGCGTCCTCGAACCACATAGAATCGTAAGGTTTCTTTGCCTTCTCCTTATTCTTCTTCCTGGAATGATACCAAGTCATAGAAGGAATCGCTACAAGAAGGGGGAACAGCGGACCAAACAAGCAGTTCTGGAAAGAATGTCCGAATTCATGTGCGTTAAGATTTCCACGAGACTTTTGATCACGAAGGAAGCAAAGTCCGAATTCAAGTCCACCCCAGAAGTTATGTCCGACTGAGATACTATAAATCCAATGATAAGGCTTAAAAGTAATTTTAATCTTATCTTTTGCAAAAAGCTTTACTACCGCAAGCACGCCTGAGACAACAAGACCGGCCAAAGTCCAAAGTAGACCCCAAGTACACGCAAGAAGATAATAAAGCCGACGGTGTTTCACGAGAAACTTAGTCCACGCGGCACACAAGTTAAATAAAAATGTTCCAGCCTTAGTATGCTCATAGGCTGCTTTGATTTCTGGAACAGATGTAGCCAAAATAATTCTCCTTTTTATATAGTTATAATATATTATACAATAAAAAGTATAAAAATAAAGGCTAGCTTTTATACTAACCTTTATTTTTAAAATTAATATTAGTGACCCAATACAGAAACGTCATTGCCCTGTCCACCATCTAAGCTAAGATTTACGGAAGGCTTAATGTCAAAAATCTCCTCAAGCTCGTCATCCTTAGACTCTGTCTTAATCGACTCTTCAACGAATTCATCTTCTGCTAGAGTTTCTTCAACAGGTGCTTCTTCAGCTACCTCGTAAGGCATCATCACGCCTATAATCTTGTAACCATTTGCTTCTTCACAGAACTGACACTCATCTTCAACATTAACAAGGTTAGACTCTTCATCAACAATAATATCAGACTCAGCCTTAATTACAAGAGCACCACACTTATCGCACTCACAGATAAGCTGTCTGGGCTCATCCCCTGCAGCAGGCTCCTCCACGGGTTCCTCATCAACAGGAATCTCTTCCTCTACAACTTCATCTTCAGCGGCCTCAGTGAGTGCTTCCTTACAAGACTCAGTAAGGTCGGGGAAAAGGAACTTAATTACCTCTTTGGCATCCTCTATGTTCTTAACGTTGTGAGTCTCATCGATAGAAGGCTCTTCAGCAAAAAGCTTCTTACCATTCTTTGTCGCAGTGATAACTGCAATGTCTTTGCCGTTATCGTCTCTAGTCATCGTCATTGTGTAATCAGATAGACCTAGCTGCTCTGCAGCCTGTGTGTATAAGTCAATTACATTCTTACTCCAAGCAGTGACACCGTTGTCATTGTCAAAGTTTTCAGTAATCTCGAGCTCTTCATAAAGTTTATCAAGCTCTTCAAACGTACTAATAAAATTATACATTTTATAAATCTCCTTAGTAATTTTAAATTTATTTTATTATTTTAATTATTATTTATATTTCTACTATATTTCCAGCAACTCTATAATTCTTACCATTCCAAATAAGCTGATCAACTTCATACATCTGACCTTCATATTGTCTTAAGTCATTCGGAAAAGCTACCCAAGCAGCAGGATTTGTACCATCTGTAGCAAGAGCTCTTAGGCGACCGCCTTGAGATACAATTCTTACTACATATTTACCATTTGTTGGTATGTTATTATTAGCTGTTTGCGTTGCCGCGGTAGACTGTACACTATTAGGCACAGTATTAGTGGGCTTACTAGACATAGAAACCCAACTACTCATAGTTGGCTTATCAAAGATGCCTTCATTAATGTCTTCTTCCCCAAGGTCGCATACCGGACACTGACCAAAATCAGTTAGTCTCATACCACAGAAATTACAACAATCATGCTCTTGCTCAGGCTCAAAATCAAGGTCAAGATCATGTTTAGGCTCTTTGACTGCTACTCTTGGCTGCTGAAGTCTTTGCCACATACGGTAAAGTTGAGCATCAGTATATTTACTAAAGTTATAATTTTTACCGGCCTTTTTGAGCTCATCTATATGAAATTGTCGGTCATTATAAGCTTCATCAAGTTCCATAAAAATACGAAACATATTCATACTTAGCAACTCCTTTCAATAAGAGTTTTTACTAAATAATTTAGCAGTTATTTTACAAACAATTTTTAATCTTTGATAATATTTACCTTTTCTTTAGTCCAAACCTGCTCTGCACGCTCAAAAGAAGCAGTTCCTTTATTTAAAAAATCTTTGCCAAGGCCACGTTTAAGAATTATGAACTCTCTTAAACCTCCGTCCCACATACAGACGAATGCTTGCAATAAGTGTATCGGAATAAAAATAAGAAGATAAGCAAATAAATTTATTTTTTGTTCACGTATAAAAGTTTTCTCATCCTGCTTAATTAAGGTATAGGAACATAAGGGTCTACACCACTTTGCTGCATGGTTAAGCTTTCCTATGTAAGTCCACTCTTTAAGTGATATTTTCTTTTTGTTTTTCACGTTCTTCATACTCCTCAAAATAAAACTTAATCTTACGTTCGTGAGCCTCAACTAAGCCGTAGTCTAGCCCAACTTTATATATGTAATTATCTCTATAAAGCTTTGCCGGAATCTCTTCAATATACCTTCTAAATACTTCTAAAGAATGCGCTCGTTTATAGTGATTACAGCGCCGGCAAGCTGGAACATAGTTTTCAAAGCACTCAATTTCTTCCTCAGAGTATCGCTTAAAGCGTTCTCGCTGAACAGGAATAAGATGATCTAACTGCCAGTCTTTTGGGCCAAGCTCTTTTCCGCAGTAAGCGCAGTGTCCATCATATTTATTATAAACTGCCTCGCGTACTTTCTTAGGTATTGCTTTCCGTTTCATTAGAGCTCCTCACATTCAAAACCGGCTTCTCTAAGCCACTTAGCTATAATATGTCTATGACAAAAATCTTCTGATTTCTCATAACACAAAAGTGTTTTGCCTTCAAGAATCATTGCAACTTCTGCTGGATTTAACTTACTCAAGGTCTGCTCTCGATAAAGATACTCATAGTATTGTTGAGATTCGTTTTGCTCTTCAAATGAAAGATGCTTCCACCACCATAGAAGCCCTTCAATTGGTACTAGGGCCTCAAAAGTAGAGCCACGCCAAAATTTGCAATATCTTGCTACTGATACCCCATCTTCAGGCTTATATTTACGAGATGAAAAATAAGAAGTATGTATCAAAATATAATCCTCCAAATAAATTTATATATAATATTATACGATAAAAGCGCCCAATTTAAGGACGCTCTAAATTAAAGTATTCATATGCTTTTAACGCGGCTTCTTGACGCAGCTCATAGCTAGCTGGCCTACATCTTTCATAAGATTTAGCAAAAGCAAGTGCAGCTTCAGCAGGATCTCTCATAGCTAAGAAATCCTCATAGCTAAATCCTGCTCTATAGTCTTTACCAAAAGTATTAATTTCCCAAACAATAGTCTCAAGTAAAAAGTCTAATTGTTGTTCAAAAGAAAGCCCATGTGCTTCAGGATAAAATTCTTTAGCCCACTGACATAGGCCATAGTACTCTCCATCTGAGCTATAAATATTTGGTTTAAGATCTAAAGAGCCGCCTGAAGTCTCAATCATCATATTACCAATAATCGCACAGGTAATTTCTTGACTAAAACCCTCTTGTCTGAGAAACTCCCAGACTTTTGTTGCATAATAATGCTCTTCTTCCCACTGTTTAATTTTATCTAAGTAGTTATTCTCCAACTCAGTAGGCTTCGGAGTGGGTGTGAGCACGGGAGTCGGTTTTGGTGTAGGGGTAGGCTTTGGCGTAGAAGTAGGTTCTATTAAAGTTATCTCAGTCTTAATCGGTTTCTCTACATAAGTGTCAACTGACTCTGCTTCACCTTGGCTTAAAATAAACCAAAAGAGTAAAATCAATACCATAATTAAAAATAATTTAATAAATAAATTAATATGTCGTTTTAACATTAACTACCTCCGTATTTTAAGTGTAAATAATATTATACAATATTGATAAGTAAAATTAAAAAGAAAAGAGCGCAGCAATATATACCGCGCTCAATTATGTACAATTTTACTTAAAGTCTTCCCACTTAATCTTAACAATAACTCGCTTACCACAACGGTCGCGCATCTCTATCTTAGGACGACCAACGAGACCCTCCATTTTTGCGGTACCCATAGTAGAATCAGGATGACCCTTTACAAAGTTTACGCCTTCCTGAATAGTTCCCTCGAAGATAATAGGCACGATATCAATACCAAATGCCTTTGCGATATCTTCTACGGATTCTCTAGGCTGGTAGTTGCCTGCAATAAGAACGTCAAACATAATAAAGCTTACGTCAGCTCTGTAGTTTCCACCGTTCTGAATCTTAGGACCATAGCCCTCACCAAAAAGAATTACCGGCGTCTCACCAAACTTCTCCTCAAAAATCTGTTCAGCCTCATTTGTCTTAAAAGTAGCCATAAGGTAGTTAAGAAGATGTGTAGGAATCTCAGCTCTTTCTGTTCTGCCGTTAAATGTAATAGTATGTCCATCCCAACAAACGGATATATTGGTTCCGTCAATCTTCTCGGTAAAAGTCCAAATATTATCCTTAAGAAACTCTACTGTAGGATTTCTAAACTCACCCTCGAGAAGCTTCTTAGTTCCTTCCATATCTCTCTTGTAAAGAGTATCAATCTTATTGTATTCAATCATTTTATTTTTCTCCTTTAAATTAAATCTTTAACAACTCTTTCGTTAACACTCATAAGAAATTCATTAATTGCATTATAGTCCGGCTTCTCGGGCAGACTCGTATTTTCAGCAGCATAATCAAGACGCTTCTCATAGTCACTTACCATTTCATAGAATTCGGGGAGTGGCTGCGACTCTGCATCTAGGAATTTACCGTTACGAATATCCATAAGAAAAGGAATGTCTTTCTCACGGTAAGTGTTAATTTCTTCTTTCTCAAGAATATCAATGCACATCAAGTAAAGTCTTACGAGATGCATCATGTGTTTTCCAAGCTTTCCTCGCTCGATAGCATTCTGATTTCGGTGTCCAATTTTATCATAGTCAGAAACGATATTCTTCATATCTGACCACATTGCCTTATAGTCTCGAAGTGGATAGTGAGTCAAGTTAATATCCATATAAATTTCTTTATCCATATCATCCTGTGCAGAGTTATCAAGATAAAGCTTTATTCCTTCACCGTCTTTAAAGCAGCCATATTTCTCAGGCCAAGTATAGGTAGCTGTCGTGATACTATTAAGAATATGCTGCTCTCTTTCTGCCTGCGCGATTGTCCGCGCTGCCTTATTATCAAGTCTTCTCAGCTGTGCGAAAGCATAACCACCGAAAGAATACTTAGCTCTCTTTGAAAGGAAAAGTTTCTTATTATCAAGTAGCTCCTGACCGCCCGACGATAAATAAAGATAATGCTCGGGCTTCAAACCTAACAGCTCAATAGTATTAGGATTACAAGAAGAAAGCAAACTAACAATCTTTCTAATTGAATAAACAGTAGTATCTGTAGCTTCGTTAACTACTTGCTCAAAGTTAGCTGCGCCAAGAATTTCAGCCTTAGAATTAAGCGCAACACCTCTAATATCAACATCAGAGCCTTCTACGTTAGTTCCATAAGCGTGCGAACCACCAAGACCAAGAAGAATAATATTCTTGCCGAGATGAGGATTTGTCTTTAAAAACTCATACTCAGGTGTTTTAAGGATCTCTTTAAAGTCAGTCATTTGTTTCCTCCTTTGGTTCAACAAGCATAAAAGCAAAATCAGCAAAAGTATCAATATAGCCGAAATAGTCACTCATAGAAGAATGATAGTGCTGATAAACAAAATTCTCAACAATTTTTGCCTGTCGCTCAGTGAGATCATAATATGACATCATATAAACAACTACATCGTAAGTAAGTCGTTCATCGAGTTCTCTGAATTCTATTCTTATCTCGCCACAGCCTGTCAACATTGTCGTTATGTTCCTGTGCGAGCTCACGATTGCGCTTAACAGAGAGTTCCTCATCAAATACATGATCAGGCTTTACTTTTTTAGGAATATCTGCTTTATAAGTATATACTCCCTTATTATAATTAACTCTGATCTCATCAATATCAAGTGCCATAGCTTTTCTCCTTTGTATAAATAAAAATTCCACTGATATATTATACGATACCAGTGGAAGCTATTTTATTATTTTATTTAATTTTTCTTATCGGCAAACAACCAGGGATAACAACCTGCTTTAGTGAGCCAAGAAACACCAAAGAAAGCGAGAGCAATAGCCTCAACTATCCAAACGCCACCCCAAATTTCAAAAATACTTATCGGTATAATAGCAAGAAAGGAAGCAATCATTCCAATTCCGCATATACAGAAAATAATATTTCTTATCTTCTTATTCTCAGTCATATTACCGCTGGTTTTTGTAAATAAAAATATCGAATTATACGCAAGCAACGCAAAGAAGCCGATAGCACAAATATTATGTATAATACCACTAACAGCTGGAATAATCTGAAAAGTACCTACTCGAGTTAATTCTGCTAATTCAGGCCATCTCAAGACTAAACCATTTAGAGCGCATGGAAATAAACAAATACCAAGAGCAAGGCTACCTGCAATAGTACAAATAATATCATCCTGTCTATCATAACCCATATAGCTAATTAACAGTATGCCAGCAGCGCCAAGGATAATCATAAACGGTGTAATACAAGGGTCAAGGTAATAAGTAGCCGAAATTGAATCCGGGAAGCCATAACCAAAAATAAGGGCTAAACAAAGTACTATTAAAGGAAGTAAGGCTCCAAGCCACCCAAGTATTTTACGTAAACGTTGTGTACTAATCATTATCTCTCGCCTCTAACTTTTGCAAGTTTTCTTTCTTGCTTCTTAATGATTCTTCCATTCTCGGCCTTACGTGACTTGAGAAGTTCAATACGATTTACAATCTTAAGTTCATTAATGTTCATAATTAAATCTCCTTTATATTATTTATTCTTCTATATATCTAATACCGGCTGCCTTAATCTTAGCCATAATGTCCTCAGGAATTTCGAAAGGCTCAAAACCAAAGCCAAACGTCTCTTTGTCTAAGAAGTAATATAGTACTCTATCATCTGGTCGCAAATATGATGTATTAACATACTTTTCGAAAGCTGAATAATCATAAATTTTCTTTATTAGCTCTTCTTTAAAATACTCCTCTGAGCAATCTAACTCAAGCTTCCCATCAATAGCTCGCTTAGGACAGGTTTTCTTAAAATCAGGATATGAATACCAGCGGGAAGTTCCGTAATCATTAAGAAAGTCTGATACCTTAGTTTTTGCTCCATAGATACTATCAAAGACATGACAAGTAATAGGCTTAGCTAACTTAGTAATTGTACAATCACGATAATGCATATGTGAATAATTATACTGATCATTATTGCCTGGGTCAAAAGTATAATACTGAGTAACTGTACCAAGATATACTTCTCTTAATGTCGGCGTTGTAATAATGTCTCCAAAAGAAAACTTAGAAACAGCATTCTTTTTGGACTCTGCCTTAATTTCCATATCTTTAATAGCGTCTCTATGAACCTGAGAGCCCTCGGCACACATACCGACTCTTCCGTTATCAGTCACGAAAAGCAGGTCGTCCTGACAAACTCCCTTAACAAAAGTCGCATTCTTCAAAAGTTCAAGAAGCATCTCAGAATTAATACCAATCTTAAATCTCTGGTCATCTTTTGATACAATGCAATTCCAGAAACTGAGTTTGCCACCCTGAGAGCTTCCGCCAGCACAATCAAGAAGCTCTAGTCTAAAATGCTGATTGCCGAAAGTATATTCAAGCGGCTCATGTTTCTCAGTCCACTCATACTCCCACTTACCTGATTCAGTTTTAACATAATTGCCGTACTCAGTCCAAGTAGCCCAAGTTCTCGCTGACTTAAGCTGACTCTTATTAGAAGGGTCTACAAGATACGCCTGCAGAGCATCTGTACTTTTACGGTGACATTCATCTCTGCAGACGAGCATTATATTATCTAAAAGCTTATACATTTTTGCAAACCGAATCAAGATACTCTACTGCTTCCTCATGCTCATAAAAGACGTCATTGTTCTCAAGACGCTTCTTAAGGCCGAAGTAGTTCTTCTCGTTTACCTCTACTTCAGTGATGGTGCAGTGCTCACGAGAAGGCTTAGTCTTAGTATATCTACCCTGCGCGTTCTTAAGAGCTACGTCGTAAACGACCTGACCCATATAAAAAGGGAAAGCATCTACCATATCATAAAGCTCTTCATTAAGCTCAATAATCATATTCTTAAGCTCCTGAACCTCCTCATCGTGCTTTGCGATACGTGCAAGCTGCTTTTTCTTAGTAGTAATAGTAAGTCCAAAAATATTCATTTGTTTTCTCCTTAGTAAAATTTTGTTTATATTTTATTATACGATATGCTGTTTGTAATTTTTAGCTTTTTTGTTATTAATCGCTGCCAAACAATCTTCTTTTGTGAGAAATACTGTCTTACCAATACTGGAAAACTTATATCTCGTACTATTAGCAACAAACGCCCAGTCAATAGTTTTACCACTCTTCTTTTTATTAATCTCGGTAACCTCTATCTCGCGGGGTTCCTGACGAGCTGAATTATAATAGCCACCATGGATATACCAAACTTTATCGCCCACGTCTACAGGTGGAACTACAGCTGTTTCTACTGTAGGTGCATTAATAACATAGTAGGCATTAATTGCATCTATATGATAATCTCCACCGTTAGGGTCTGGAAGTTCATAAGATTGTTTATGTTTTAAAAGCATGTCCGCATCAACGAGTCTCATTAGCCTTCTATCCACTCCTTTAATTCTTCCAAGTAATCTTCTGCTTCAAACAAAGTCTTAAACCAACGTCCTTTATAATGTTTCCAAAAACCTCGATTGTGACGCTTTAATATAGGATTAATCCCTGTTGAAGTAATAGTAAGTCTAATTACGGTATCTGTATCGATTTTGTAGTCCTTTGTAATATAGTAGACGGTATCGCCAATTTTCCAAGGCGATACTATACAACCGTTCGCCTCTAAATAATTGGTAATACGCTCGCAAGTACAGCACGGACCATAATTACAATGAGCTATACACTCGTCTGTCTGATAGCTTTCACAAATTAACTGAGTAAGTCTTTTTTTATTAGTCATATCTTCACCACTTTAAAATAATATTATATTCATCGAACGATTT